GCTCAAGGAATATTTGACTATTTACCTGACTTTTCCCAAACTTTGATATCATGGCACGGCCGATACAAGGTACCTTATAAGTATTTGCTTAAAGGTTATACATCAGGTATTACTAAAAAATTTCGAGAGTGGTTGTGGCAGAACAACGGTTCTCCAATAACGGATCAAGGCGGGTCCCAATACCAAGCTTATTTAGTTCAAACATTGCGACACAAAAATGGACCAGAAATGCTCTATTTTGTTCCACCTATGTATCAAGATCTTCTTTTCCAAGGAAGGTTTGATGCAGTAGTGGAAGTGCTTATAACTGAATATAGCTTAAAGTTCATGGGTCAAGGAGAGTCAGCCCCACTCCTAGATTTTTGGGGAAGCGGAAACGTGCCCCCCGAACCGCAGAAATATGGCTTTAACTGTCTTTCAGTATCTAAGATGGAAGAAGAACAATATTATACACTAAACGCAGCAGTACAGCCATATCTGCTCAAGTTTTGTTATCAAAAGCGAGTATTCCAAAAAATCCATAAAGATGGAAAAATTAAGTACTATTTTGATTACTGGACTGTGCCTAAAGATAAGGTAGAATTAGAAGAGCTTAAGTCAGCGTGTAAGGAGATTTTCCCAAATTTCGTTTCACCAGCAACTTGTGCAAGATTGGATGTGTCATTTTTCGCAAAACGAAATTATTATTTAGGAATTACAGCCCTTAGTTTAGCTTCCATAGGATTAGTAGCCATTGCCATTTCAGCGGCAATAGCTCTCCTGTGCTATACTTTTGGCTTGGATTTTCAAGCAACAATTTTTGGTCAATCATCTAATCCCCATATGAAAAAGTGGGAAAAAATTTGGAATAAGAAACGTTCCATAGGTTACAAGGGTCGTCAAGTTATCAAGGCGACCAACCTACCCAAGGCTCAGAGTTATTCTGGCAATTTTTTAAATTTGGCGATGAAAGTCGCTAATAATACTAAGTTGTTTAGAGTAGTTTTTGAGTCTGGGGTTTCTATTCTTACACCAGCAACCATGATTCACGACAGGGTTTTTGTCTTTCCAGGACATGCAATCTTTAGTGATAAATTTTCACTTGAAATGTACCTCTCTGTTCAACAAAGAGAGGAGTTTTTTGTGTTTAATTCAGACCAACTCAATGTTCATTTTGAGGAGGATCGCGACTTCGTTTTAGTCAGGCTTCCCGAAACAATGCCCGGGATGCGATCTTTGCTCAAAACATTAAAAGAGAGTCCACCTGAGCTGTACGGAAACGTAGCTCG